TGTCGCGGACTTGGCCAGTCCACCCATAAGGTGGATAAGACCTGTGCCATAGAACCCTAGACCCGGAAGGTATTTGTAGTGGACGAAGTGCATCCGCTTCTTTTTCTTCTGGTCGTCTTCATACCAGTTCCTGCGGATGGCAAGAATCTCTTTGGATGACTTATCGATAGTCACCACATATGAGCGCGCGATCCCGTTTTCATCGTCAAATCCTTCTGGCATGTTCATGGTGACATGCATTTCAAGAAGAGTGTGTCGGTCGTCATCCTCAACGACTGCACTCTCTCCATCAAGCTCGTCGTATTTGTCTTGGATGTCGGAGAAATCAGGCTCAGGATCGGGCAGCTCGATGTCTCGATACATGCCAGCAACTTGCATCTCCAAGATTTCATTCTTGGTTTTCTTCATGACATGCGTGTAGCGCGGGCACGTCATCAGGTCTGAGGCACCATAAGAGACAACGAAGTCTTCTGCAGGGATGAACATGGCACACGGGCGTTCAAGGATGGGGTCGTAGTAGACCTTCTTGAACGAAGAGCCAGCAAGCGGAAGCTTGAACAGCATCTGCTCCATCTCATCGCGGTATTCGGTCATTTCTTCGGTGATGATGTAGTTCATCTCCGTCTTTACCCGGTCGGCCTGATCCATTTTTTCAGGCGTCAGCTTGCCCATGATCTTGGTGCGAACGGGGCCAGAGGCCGGATAAAGCTCACTCATGGCCTGCGCTTGGAAGCGAACAACGGCTTCGGTCAGGACGGGGTGGAACACACCAGAGGCACCCTGCCACGGCTGGCTGCGCTCTTCGATCTTCATGCCGAGAAGGTCTAGGCCTTTGACATAGGCTCGTGCCCACTCCTTGCGGGATTCCCGGTCTGAATTGAAATCATCGATAAGCTCGGCTGCCATGGCCTGAAGGTCGGCCTCGTCAATAAACTCAGCAAGGTTGGAATCGTGATCTGGCGCATCAGTCTCTTCGGAGTCATCGCCTTCGAAGTCAATGATCACACCACCGTCTTCTGTGTTGATGGACACAGCTTCCGGGTTGACGATCTCTACTTCGATTTCCTCGGCATCGGTGCCTTCGATGTCGAAGTCCGACGGCTCCATGCGCTTTTCAATAGCCATTCACAAGCTCCTAGTAGTACTCGACTGGCCTGCGATATTTTGGCTCGTCATCCCAGTCATCAGATTCGGCCCTCACCCAGCCACCTTGCCTGAACCTTAGCAGAGCTTGAGTGGTCGAGTCCACAAAGTCATCGTGCTCCCCAGAAGGAAACGCGGCGCATTCCTCGATGACCTCTTCTGCCCATCGCGTGGGAGGATACCATATCGCTCCGCTGGCGAACAGGTCTGTAACTGCGTTCACCCTCGCGATCTTATCCTGCCCCCGTGAGGGAGTGAACTCTGTCACTGGAATGCCCATGGCCCTAAGCTCAAAGATCAACGGCGCACCGGAGGCTTTCTTTTCAACGATCATCTGGTCAGGGTCAAATTCTTTGAACTTATCGTAAGCTGCACGCTTTAGGTCTGGGAACTCAAGCTTCTCCTTGTAGGCATCCAGTAGGATAATGTTTGGCATAGACTTGCCATTCTTGTCCGGGTGATAGAACACACCCCACGTCGTGCAGGCGCTGTAGTCGCTTCGCTGCGTTTTCAAGAATGCGGTGTCCCAAGACTGGATGATAGCTTCGCAGGAGGGAGGTTCCTCATCCGGCCACTCTCGCCACCAGTCTCTCTTGATGAGTGCCCCCTCTTCAGAGGTTGGGTCTTGCTGATACTGGGCAGACCACTTCGAGATAGAAAGTTCTGCCTTCAGTGCTTCCAGTTCTTCCAATGACCAGAACTCAGGCCAGAGAGGGTTTCCTGATGGCATGATTGCCGGGAACTCAATCACCTCCCAGTCATCCATGCCCTTGCGGTCTCCCGTGGATTTCAGAATCTGACCTGTCAGGTCTCGCTTTGCCCATCGGGTCATAACGATGATGATGGCACCACCGGGCTGGAGACGCTGACGTGGGCCGGAGGTATACCATTCATAGACCCGGTCATAGACTTCCGGGTTGAACTGCCCCTGCTGTGCCTCTTGTTCAGAATGCGGGTCGTCAATGATCAACAGGTCAGCACCTTTACCAGTGACGGCACCACCAACACCGATAGCGAAGTAGTCGCCGCGCTTGTTGGTGTTCCAGCGACCAGCGGCCTTTGAGTCTGACGACAGCGTGATGCCGGAGAAAACCTTATTGAAGTCTTCTGACTGAATCAGGTTCCTGACCTTACGACCAAAGCCGACGGCCAGTTCCGCAGTGTGTGCCGTCTGAATGACCTTCTTTTCTGGGAACTTTCCAAGAAACCAAGCAGGCAGCAGGTAAGACGCGAACTCTGACTTGGTGTGTCGAGGTGGCATGTTGATGATGAGGCGCTTCAACTCTCCGCGCGCCACACGCTCGAAGGCCTCGGCCATTGTCTTGTGATGCTTGCCGCCGATAAAGCTCGGCCACATCATCCTGACAAATGCCATGAAGTTATCCTTCGCGGCAGTTTTGTTCTCAGCCTCCTCAAGCTCCGTCAGGAGATCAAGGAGCTTGGCCTGCTCCTCCAGTGGTAGGGTTCCGATCTTGTCCTTCAGTGCGGCAAGACTGCTCATGTGGCTCTCCTTTGTGGCGGCAGACAGACGCGGGTGGGGTGCGCCTGCCTGCCTATGAGGCACGGGTGGGAGAAACCCAAACCTCACGGCCCTAAGTATATAACTACTAACGCGCGCGCGTAATAGTATATATATAGTACTTACTACGTCTTCCGACTTATATACACTATACATAACGTCTTCCGACTCCTTAACGTCTATACGTCGTTCGCGCGCATGCGCGAGAAAAGTTCAAAAGAACTTCTTACACCAAAAGAGTTTTGTCACACGACATTGTGGCATCTCATGTCTGGCACCTTGTTGAGCAAAGGGCTCGATTCGTGTATATCTTTGATGGTCTGAGGCGGGAGACTCAGGCGGTAGAGCCGCCATGGAAGTCGTCCCAATCTCGGAGAACATCAAATGATCGACCCAATTACCGCCTTGTCCGTCGCAGCAAGTGCCGTGTCTAACATCCAGTCGCTCATTTCTGCAGGGCGTGACGCCACTCAAGCCATGTCAAAGTTCGCTGGTGCCTACGCGGACATCAACTACGCCGCCGAAAAAGCCCAAAACCCACCATGGTGGAAGTTCGGTGGCTCCGCCGAAGAAGAAGCCATGAACATCTTCGCTGCACAGAAGAAGGTGCAGCAGATGAAGAAGGACGTTGAGACAATGATTGGCTACACATACGGCCATGACGGTCTGGAAGAGTACAAAGAAACCATCCGGCGCGTCCGCAAGCAACGCCAAGACAACGAATACCGCAAAGCAGAACTTATCGAGGCACTCATCCTCTGGAGTGTCGGCATAGTCGCCGTTATCTGCGCGGCCCTTATCCTCGCCGTCGTCGTCTACTTCATCGGAAAAGCCAGAGGTAACTGGTAAACCGCGCATCTCACGCACGGCACCCAACTTCGTAGGGTCAAAACAAAAAAAAACACCCGCCTCCCAGACCTGCAGCCGTTAAGAGCTTGCAGTTGCGTTGGCGGGTAATCCCAGACGACACGCTTTGTGTAAAAAGTTCAAAGAAATAGCAGAACAGTTTTGAATTTTAGCCAAAAATACTACCGGGGGGTGTAGGATTCCTTGCCATGTCCGGTGTTTTTCCGGGTTTTTACCTATCTCCGGTTGAGTAGTGGAAAATAAAGGGGGGGGTAGGGGTGTTTTGTGAGTGTTTGGTAATTGTTTGAGCGGAAGAAGGGGTTTTGTGACAATTTGCTAATTGTTTGAGCGGAATATCATGTATGTCTCGGCCATCGGCCAGCCCGCGATCAGGGGGGGTGGGGGTAGGTGGGGGTCGCCCCATGGCCGTTTCCGTCGTGGGCCGACCGTCCTGCCGCCGCTGCACCGTGCCGAGGTCTGGGCGCAAGTGTCTCAGGCTGCGACACATGGCCAGCAGATGCGCCGCAGATGCACCGTAGACGCGCTGTGCTGCCCGGCAGATGGCCACGTCGATGCTGTCTGCGGTCACCCTGCCTGACAGCACGCACCGCTGCTGTACGGCCCGCGTTTGCAGTGTGAGGGAACAAGAGACACCCCCCCCGCCAAGACCCCCCCTGCCAGAAGTGCAATTGAACTATCCCATCAGCCTGTTGATCCGCTGCTCCAGTTCAGCACGGATGCTGTCTGCATCACGCGGTGTCTTGTCCTCGGTCTCAACCCGATCAACGAACAGGCCCAGCGTCTTGCCTAGCAGTTCCAGCGCACGCACCTGTGTGCCATCAGCAGCATCGCCCCTGACACCGATACCTTCCAGCTTTTCAATCACGCGCTCCGCTCGAGAGAGCCGCTGCATGCGCTGTTCTGCTTGTTTTTCCCTCTCTGCCCTTTCCAACCTCTGGGCAATCTTAGGGTTTGTCGCCAGCTTGTACGCCTCTTGATGGATGCTTGCTGCACTCATGTTTGATGCGTCATAGGCCTCGCGGTATGCGTCACTGAAACCTTTGCCGTTGAGGATGGCCATGCAGAACGCCTCCTGCTTGGCTGTGAGGCCTTCGCTGTTCACTGGCGTCTTTGGGCCGCTGGTCTTTGGCTGGCCTTTGTATGCCCTTCCCCTTGGGGTCTTGGCCTCTGTGTTGGTGCCTGTGTTCGACGTGTCGGACACCACTGTCAGTGTTGGTTTGTTCATCGATCTGTCCTGCGCTGCGCTGGGCTTTCGGGGTTTGATGCATTCAACCCCCTGAATGTTTGGGGTTGTTCGTTTTGGCTGATCTGGCCCCAGCGTGATGCCAGAAAAAGTTCCAACGAACTTTCAACATCCTACACGTTCCCGGTTTTTTTGCCATCCCAAACCCCTGTGATGATTGGGCTTTCTGCCATGCTGCGTGTAGGGGGAAACAAGGGAACATAGGTGTTGACAAGGGTGCGAAAGGGAACTAAGTCTATTGGTGTCGGAAGGGACGGCGCGGCGCTTGCCCCCCCACCCTGACCCCGGCACCGCCGCCACGATCCAGCGGAATTGACATAAAGGCCTCGCACGGCCAGCAGGATCAGCTTCCCGCCTAGAGCGGATCAGACAGGGACACAGTCCGGCAGTTTG